CAACGAGCCACTGCACCTGGAATTCCGGCACAGGTTCTCCGAACGTCCTGGTCCCTTGCCAGTCGTCGCGTATAATGCTGCTGCTAACGAATGTCATAGGTTCACCACCTTAAGATCATTTTTTCCGCCCAGGTTATTCGCCTTAATCTGGTTGAGTATCTGGTTGGTTTTCTTTTGCTCTGCTAGTTGCCGCTGCTGGGCATCTTTCATTCCCTGCATGGCGCGCCGCGTTGATTGTTCTGCGCTGTAGGCTGCGGTGGTTCCCCGCCTGGCGGCGGCGATCCCCTGACGGCTTGCTAGTTTGTCATGCTGGCGGTTGGATTCCCGGAGGTCCTTTACCGCGCCAGCCAGTGCCCGGTCATATGTTTGCCAACTGATCGCGCCGGCGTTTACCAGGCGGTCCAGGTCGGCCACGCGGGCGTTTAGCTTCTCCTGGGGTGTCATGAACTCCTGTCGGATAGCTTCCCCCTGGCGTTTCATTTCATCGGCCTGTTTCTGTTTCTCTGCCAGGATTGCCTTTTCTTTTTCCAGTTGGTTATCCAGCAGCTCGGTAGTCTGGCCGAGGTTCTTATTCTGCTCTTTTACCTTCTCGGTATTTTTGCCAAAGTGCTTCCTCATGGCCCAGAGGAAAATGCCTAGCTGAGAAAATTTGACTATTGTTTTGACAATCTTCACCAGGATCACTATAAATTTACTGGCGGCAGTTAAAACTGGCGCGATACCAACGGTAAAAGCACTCCAGGCGCCACTGATTGCTGTCTTGACATCCAACCAGGCATCGTTAGCCTCTTCTACCTTGGCTATGTCGGCGCGGCTCATCTTGCCAAAGAGGGACTCGAACCGCTGCTCCTGCTCTGTTATCGCAGCGCTGCCGCCCTTGATCATGTTGATCATGTTGACACCCTCGCGGCCAAATATCTGGTACGCAACGCGGGCTTTCTCGGCGGGGTTTTCTATCTTGGCTATGGCGTCCGCCAGGATAGTCATTTGTTTGTCCGGGCTCTGCCTTGCTAACTCCTTAGCACTGATCCCCAGATCCGTTAGCGCTAGTTTAGCGGTGCCCATACCGTGGGCCGCTTCACTGACTCCCCGCGCCATTTTCTCCAGGGCTTTATCGAATTGGCCCGCCTCCATGCCAGCTTTACCGGCAGCGAAGCGCAGGGCCATGAGTTTCTGAACTCCAACACCCAGCTTATCGGCCGCCTTGCCTACCGCGTCGAGTTCCCCAAGTTTATCTTTTACAGCGCCGATGGTTTTACGGATCGCCATAAAGGCTACACCAGCGGCAGCCAGCTTAGTGATCATGCCGCGCATATTAAACTTGCTCGTCTGCCCCTGGAATCCTCCCAGGGATCCCTGGGCCCTGCGCATTCCCTGCTGGAATGGCTTGGTATTCGCGGTGATCGTCGCAACGAGACTGCCAAGGTTTGCCATGTGAATTATGCCTTCTTAAACATTGCTGCCATTTTCGCTTCGTGTGCTTTCGCATCAAATCGCGGCGGCCGCTTCTGTTTTTCTGTAAACGTGGGAACAAAATAATCCAGGTCGATCAACTCGCTTTCCTTGGTAGCCAAAAGGTTTCTGACAATCGCGCATATATAGCTGGTTTGTAACCACTCATCCCCAAACGGCTCAACGCGGTAATACGCGATCCATTCAGTAAATAATTCCGCTGGTATTTCATTAAGTAAACCGTCCACATCCCAGGTACCGACAACGCGCGCTAGGCGGAACGCGAACCGCCGCCGGTCGTCTTTTGTGAGTTTTTTTCCAGTTCCTCTATTTCATTATCCGAGAACCCTACGTGCTCCATAGCGACATCGAAAAGCTGGCTCGTTACCGCGCCGTCCAGGTTTCCCAGCTCGACGATGTCGGCATCGTCCAGCAAGGGTTGCTTGCTCTTGGCATCCACCAGGGATAAGACGAGCAATCTCCGCCGGCTGTCATCCTTGACCGATCCCTGCTTGTTTAGCACCTGCTTTTCAAACTTACTTTTCTCGGCCTCGGTAAGGCTCTGGAATGTGAAATCCAGGCCGCCTATCGTTTCCGTTCGATACCGGCGCCGCGTACATGCAAACAGTTTCTCCCTTGTTGCTACTGCCATCCCTCAAACGCTCCCAGGTCTGGAGGCATGGAAATAACCGATGGCTTGCCGTATGCCTCCGCCACAGCAGCCACCACTTCTTGCATAACATCTGCGGGATACCGCCTTATCATGCTCACCGGCGCTCCCGCCACGATCCCGCAGTAACCGGCGTGGTCCCCGTTAACGCGGATCATGCGTTGATCTGGAACCGCCGGCACTGCCTGGCCGTCTACGATTTCCCGCGCCGGGTGATCTTCAAACGTAACCACAAACATTAACTACCTGATGTAAAGGTAAAACCTGCGGAGTTGCCCGTGCCCTTTAGAGTGAACTCCACCAGCATGACTTCCCCGTTTTCCGCGTCTGCGCTTTTAACGCTGACCGGGCGACCACCGAAAACCACGGTGCCGCCTGTGCTTCCACCTGGCGCCTGCGGGTAGGTGATCGTGACGCTCTCATCGATATCAGCGCCATAGTCATAGGCGATATTCGGTACCCCACAATCGCTATACGCGGTCACAGTGATTTCCCCAATCTCGGCCAGGTCGTTTGCAATAAATCGCTTCCGCCCCGTGTCGGCCAGCTTCGTTACCTCGATTACTTCCTTAGTAACCTCCAGCCCGGTAATAGAAACTATATCGTAGCTCCCGCCCTGGGTTCCCAGTGTCAGTGTCGCACCATTGCCTGTGTCTGCCATGTTTATTTTCTCCTAGAATGTGGGGATAGTTTCCTGTACGTGAATCCTGAACCGCAGCGCGGTTATATATTTTCCATTGTCGCTATCGTCGGTCGGTTGTTCGTAGCCGTGCCCGGTATCGTCTAGCTGGCTGCTGATCACTTCCACGCTGCCGGCCGTGCCCCGGTATCCCTGGAGCTGCTGCCGTACCAGGTCGGCCAGGCTGTCTGCCTGCGCGCGTGTTGTGCTATAACACATGATTTCTAACATGCAATCCTCGATACCTGCGGCCGCTCCTATCGTGTGGAGATGGTTGGTGTACAGCTCGCTGTACGTCATGGCCGGCAGGCTGTCGCTCTGGGCCAGGACATCCGGGCGCATGCGCGTACTGACTACGTCCGTGATTGCAGACTTTGTCATTAAATAGGTTCTTATATTACTGCCTGTATTTGCCATCTATTTTTTCTTCTTGGGTACTAGGCTTTTTATGATTGCCTTGGGTAGCGCGGCTTTTGCCTTCGCGGTTATCTTGCTGCGAACTTCGCCCTTAACCCTTCGGACTGCGTTGTAAAAATAATTCACAGCGGGGACGCGGTCGGCGCTCGCCTTGCCCCAATAGATCGCCTTGTGGCCATGCTCAACTAGGTGTGCATGGGGGCCTATATTCCAGTCGTGACCCACCGCTGTACCGATAACGCCTAATGCTGACAGTGCCCGACTTCTGCGCCACTTGCTCGATGGTTTCTTTTTAACTGCCTTTTTAAGGTTGCCTGTCTCCCCCTTGGGCGCCGCTTTACGTATCGCCCTGGCCACTGCTGTACCGCCGGCGGTGATCGCCTGGCGTAACACCCGGCGCTGCAACGTGGCTGGGAGTGCGTCGAATTGCTTGAACATCTTTTCTATTCCAAGCATTTCTACAGCCTGCCTGGAGTGGATTTTGTCGCCTACGGTCACTATAGCGCCTCCGTGCAGTGTATCCAGAGCAGGCCTTGCCGCTCATCGCGGCGCTGGACCTTCTCTATGTTCAAAGTCCGCGATGTGTCGCCGTCGTAGTAAACCACGCGCATTTCTGGAGTGGGAAACGGTCCCGCCTGCGGGTAGCGGATGATAACCAGGCTGGTCACATCCGCCTGTACCTGGCTCCCGCCAAATGTTTCCTGGGCAGACACATCCACAACGCGACCAAAGCACTCGCGCACGCTCGCCCAGCTATCGGTCAGCTGCCCGGCCGCGTCTGCGGATTGCGTGCTTTGCTCGATATGGATGCGTTGCCTTAATTTTCCTGCCCGTACCATGTAAAGGAATCTCCAAGTACAAATGGTGCCAGCAGGGCCGCTGCCCCCTGGGGAATCTCTGAGGCGGTCACGCCCACGATGGACTGTTCGCGGTTGTTGAAGTAATGACCAATCAGCAGCAGCATAGCTTGCTTAATGGCCTGGGGTACTGCGCCGGCTCCCCCGTATCCACAGACGAAACGAACCGTGGCCGCTTCCTGCTGCACGCGGGCCGCTGGCCATACTTCACCGTGCGCCGGCCGGATTGTGCCCGGTTCCCTGGCGGTCGATACGTCATACTTGGCGCTGCTCCACGTCTGGCTATCGCCGGCGGTGTCTATGTAAGTGATGCTCGTAATACTCTGGAGCTGCCCGTGGGGTATGGCGAGGGTCTGCTGGCCGGCCGGTAGCGCGTCCAGTTTTAGATCATAGGTGGCCGTCACCAGTTGGCGGTGCGTGTGCGCCTCTACCTGGGCGCGGGTTACCTGCACCAGGCTGGATAGGTAGTCATCATAGTAGGAGTCATCCAGGGCCAGGTGGCGGCGCACTTCGCTCACCTGGAGCGGCTCGGCTGTCGGGGCCGTGACTTCGGACAGTCCGTATCCGGTCGCAGTGTGAGTCATTTCTTTTGCTTCCTGGCTGGGCGTTTCCTTGGCTTCTTGCGCGTTGCGCGTAGAGGCGGGGCCAGGGTGGCCGTTTCCGGCTCACTCACTGGCTCCGCCAGGCTACGCTCGATGTAACGCGCTGCTGTGTCGCTGTCGACTTCGATCACTTCACCCACTTCGTGGTAAAAGCCGTTGCCGGCAAACGAACAGAGCAATTTAACTAACGGCATAAGTTACGCCTGGGTCAGTTTCTTAATGGCAGCAGAGTTAAGCACCTTGGAATCTGAGCGCTTAAATCCGACAAAGCCAGTCTGGTCATTATCACGGTAACGCTCTTCCAGGCGGAACATGCGGATGCTACCCGCGTCACGGATAATGAACTTACTAAAATCGCCCACCAGTACCGTGATATTGGTCGTGGCTACGCTGGAGGCCATATCCTGGTTGATCGTGATGGGATGACCCAACAACCGATCCGGCTCGCCCGCGCTCATACCTTCTTGCCAGAGGTACTGGTCGTTTCCGTCCTTGAGTTTACGCAAGGCCAACAGAATATTATCGTGCATCATCCAGCCGAAGCTGCTGCTGTTACGATAGGCCGGGTCTACGCTGTGGACTAGCTCGAACAGCTCGTCCGCTGCGATTGCCGTAGCGCTTGCAGCCGTCACGCCGGCACTGGCCCCCGTGACTACACCCTCTGCCTGGCTCGATCCTGTTCCGGTCGTCGAATAGGTAGCTTCTACGCGCCCCAGGCGTTCGCCCAGCATGGCGCCAACCTCACGACCTAAATCGAAATAGGAGTCCTGCATCAATTCCGCTGAAACCAGCACGCTATCACTGGAGTACTTATAGGCCCCGAGGGTCACACTTGCGAACGTCAACGCGGTTTCCGTAATGGCAGCATTTTCAGCTAACAGGCGGCCACTGTTTGAGGTATCGTCAACTTTCGGCCACGGTATATCGTTACCGCTCGAGGTGCGGATAACGCGGGCCACGGATCGCGGACCACCAAAGGCGAGCAGGCTTTTTTCGAGCTCGTTGGAAAATCCCTCGGGCACCAAAAATCCACCCTCGGTGGTCGTTCCGACGGACTGGGCTCTGAACTCTTTCCCGAATCCGTGATGGCTCATTTCGCCAGGTTTAGGGGCCAGGCGAATTTCGAAAGAGTTAGCCTTGGGATCTACGCCGCAACGCTGGGCGGCTTCGACGTGCTTATCTTCCAGGGAGAATCCGTTCTGGTTCCGGGCCCACGCCTGGAAAGCCAGCGCGCGGGTTTCCTCGGTGATCTCTGGCCGTCGCTCTGCCTTGCGTTCTCGCTTCTGCTGGAACGTCTGCTCATCCTTGGCGGCTTCGATCTGTGCAGCGCGGGCGGCCACGTCTGCTTTTTCTTTTGCCGCTGTGAGCTCTTGTTGATTGGCGTCGTAGGCTGCGTTGACCTCGTCCCACTTGGCGCGGTCTTCGCTGTTCCATTCCTCCTGGGTGCCTGCCAGATCCTTGATCTGGGCTGCCAGGGCGCTACGTTTTTCTTGCAACTCTTTGTATTGGTCTGCCATTGCTGCTCTCTCCATGATTCGGGCCAGCAGTGGCGCAAAAAGAAAACGCGGTGCCGCTGGCGATTACAAAAATGAGTAATCGTCCGCAGCTACCGCGCTTATGCGTTTCGCCTAGACTTGGATTCGTTACTGTTATTCTCTGTTTTTATTTATCGTTTTCAAGAGCAATTAGCCGCGCTCTTACCTGTACCGCTGCCTGGTCTTTTTCAAACTGCTCAAATGCTGCGCGGGCTTCATCGATGCCATCGATTGCCCGTAGGCCC